GGTGAAGAGCGAAATGAGAACGGAGGTGAATAAATCACACTCCGCCAGCAGCGCCGGGGGCAGCAAAGCCCAGTCGCCGCGAAACCGGGAGCTATCCCAGCGCGTTGTAATGTCGGGCATGGAACCCCGCCTATTCGGTGATGGTGAAAAAATCCGAGCCGGTCGCCGGGTGCCCGCAAGAGGCAGCATTGCCCGCGCGCACAACTTCGACGCCGTTGATCGTAAAAAAGCCGACGCCTTCGGCCAGCACCGGCCCGGCGTGTTCATCCAGGCCGTGACCCGCAACGGGATCGCCCTTCAGCGCAACGGGCGCGCCTTCGACCGAAACGAAGCCCTGCCCGCCGCCGAGGATCACGCCCCCGGCGCTATCAAGCCCTACCCGCGAAATCCCGCTCATGCCCCGCCTCCGCCCGTCTTGATGAACTGCACGCGGCTAGCGCGGACGATGAAACCCTCATTCTCATCAAGGATCATTTCCTGATCGCCGCACTTGAAGCTGAAGCGCCGCCCTCGCAGCGTGACGGATCGATCCCGGCCCAGGGTGATTCGGTGTGTCGCGTCGTCGGCCGCCGCCGCCGGGTCATCCTGATCGGTGTAGAGTGCCACGTCGCCGGGCTCCAAGGTGCGCGGGCGCTTGGCTTGATCGTGCGCCAGGATCGCAGCGCCATTCTCCCGCTCACCACCGACGAAGAGGCAGACCGCGATAGCGCCCGGCAGCGGCACCGCTGTAAGACCATACCCTTCGAGCAAGTCGAGATCGTTCTTCGTCTCGCCTGCCGACAGATCGGCCTGAAGCTGCTGGGTTTGCCCGCCGGATTGCGCCAGCCGGATAACGGCGCGCGCAACCATGTTATCGATAGCGCGGTTCAGCGGCGCGAGCACGCGCCCAAGTCCATCGAGCATGTGCTTGCCTCCAAAAGAAAAGGGGCGGAAAACCGCCCCAAAACTATGCTGCCAGCGTCAGCATTTTCGCAAAGGGGTTTCGGTTCTCGCTGGCGCGCAACGCAATATTTCCGCTTATTGGGAGTATAGTTTTGAATCAATCATCACATAAAGGGCATAACCAACAGCAATTTCTGCCTCCCGAGGCCGACCAGACCGCCTAACATTCCAAGTATGCTCTGGATAATCACGTTGGCAATATTCGATAATTATTCCTTCGATCTCAATTAATTTTTCTAAATTCTCTGCCTCGTAAAGAATATACATTACCTCCCATTCACACCCCTCTCCCCAACGCCTATTGTGTTGCAAAAGCCTAACGCCAGGCCTCTGTTGAGTTATTCCGACATATACGTGAGGGTGTTTTTCAGCCAATCGCCTAACGTGTTTCTTTATATGGTCTATGCCATCTCCGTCCTCATGTGACATTCGAAAATCATATTTAACTATCGGTTTCAGGGTATCCATATGCGGCTCATCGCTCTTGAGATCGTTATTTTTCTCATCTTAAGTTTATCCGTGTAGCTGTCGAGTCATGGATCACACCCCCCGATCATCCCGTAGCGCCATCCCGCCAACCCCCGCAGGCTTGGTTTCCGCGCCCTCCAGCAGCCCGCCGAGCGGTTTAGCCGTCCCGTCCTTCGTGCCGATTTCCGAATAAGCCGCCGGATCAACAAGCGTGACGGTCGCAACCGTGCCCTGCTCACTCAGCGATAGCTCAACGCCGCGCACCCGGTAATCGTCGGACAGGCCGAGGAACGAATCCTCGACCCGTACCGTCATGCCCTTCCACCACAGCCCGCCGCCGGGGTGCCGCCAGCCGGTGAGTTCGTACTTGATATTATTGCCTTTGCCCTTGCGCTTGCGGGAATCATGCGCGGCACGCTTTTGCGCTTCTTCGCCCGTGATCCGGCCCTTGGCGGTGATGACTTTCACCCGGGCTGACTTTACCGCCGGGTCTGTTGCAACGCCCTCGCTAAGAGCGACTGCCGTGCCATCGAGGAGGCCGGAGCCTCCGAGGGGCTGCTGACCCCGGACGATGGTCTTGCCGTAGCGGTCGGACTGATCCCATTGGGCTGACCCGGTGCGGATGGGGCTGGAGCCGAGCCGTATTTCTGCGCGACCGCCTCCCGCGCCAGACCCGGTAATGACGAGATTTCCCCCCGGCCCATCGCTGACCAAAAGCGACCGCAAGGCGCACAACCGTGTGAGTTCGCCATGAACCGTTTCTCCTGTTTTGGCGTGAAATTCTTCAATCGGCGGGCCGGTATCAGCTTCGACCGTGACTTCGATTCCGTGGGGCGCGCAAAGCTGGCGCGCGATGTCTTCCAGCTTCTTGCCCTTGATCTGCTGGTCTTTCTCGATGGAGCTATCGACCAGATCGCCCGTCTTCGAGCGGCCCGAAACGGATACCTTATGCTCCTGCGGCCCATAGCTTTTTTCGAGCTTATCGACGTGGCCGGTGCAAACGAGCGTGCCGCCGATCCGCACTTCGCAGTCGTCCCCCATGCGCACGCCCTGGGCAATCTCGGTAATGCCGCCGGTCTCGCCCGCGCGCGGCTCCCGCCAGCGTTCGGTAAGCTCCAGATCGAAGGAGGTCGCCGTCTGCTCAACGTCCGTGCTGACGCGGATAGAGGTCCAGCCCTCATATTCCGCGCCATTGACACGCAAGGTAACGCGCTCTGTGCTCATGATGCGAAATCCAGATCGGTGCGGGCAGGCAGGAAGCCGGGATGCCCTTGCACGGTGGCCTTACGGTTGCGGGCTTCGATTTCTTCGGCCCGGCGCGCATCGCCATAGAGCCCATAGGCTGCAACAAGCGTCGGCGTGACGGTCGGAAGGCTCATGGTGCGGACCCGGGCGAGCGTGCCAATGTCTTCCGATACCCGGTCCACATAGGCCGTCCGCAAATCGGTGATCGCGGTAAACGCGCCGTCGTCGCGCGCCAGGGAGGCTGCTTGCGCTTCCTCGTCGCACCAATCGCAGACGCGAGAGCGCCATTGCACCGCCTCATTATAATCCCGGTGCGGGACAGAGCCCGCCACCTGCACCGCCGTTCCCAGCGCAATCAGGCGCGTTACATCGGTCAGCGCGTCGCGGTTCTGCTTCTGGCGGCGGCGGTTGCTCGTGGTGAGCGGGATCGACGGCAGGAATGACCCGAAACGGCGGAACACGCTCTCGAAGTTCTGATAGGCGCGGCGCTCGTCCGGGCTTGCGCCTGCCAGCGACAGCATCATGCCCGACAGGCCGCTGACGATCTGCGTCGGGCTGCTCAGGCCATTCCGCGCAACGCTGACGACGGTATCGACCGCGCGCATCACCTCATAGCCCGAAAGCGCTTGGCCCGGCGTATTGAGCCGGATTTGCTCCCCACCTACTGCCGCCTCAGTCAGCACCATCGATGCGTCGCCCTTCACAAAGCCGGGCGTGCGGACCTGGGAATAGCGATTGGCGAGCGAGCCTTCCGCCGCCGGGGCAACGGCCTTCGCCGCCGTCTGCAGCGACGCCCGCGTATCCCGCCACGCCGTAACGACCGAGGCCCGCCCCGCCTCAACGAAGGTCAGCGACAATTCCGCCTGCCGCCGCGCATTGCGAGCTTCGCGGACGCTGCTGGGCTTTGCGACCACCATCAACCGGCCAAGCCAGGGGTGGAATAATTCCCCTGGCCCTGGGGCTTCCAGCGCAGCCAACAACCTATCGCGCTGATCGAAGACGTTATCGCCGTTCACGTAAGCGGTCAGGGTAAATTCCCGATCCGCCCGCCCCATGTCCTCGTGATAGCCCAGGTCGCGCTGCGGATAGATATGATCCGCGTGGCGACGGCCCGCTTTGACCTCGTGGCTCGTGCAGGTGAACAGCACGCCCCGGAAGGACGCGGTTTCGAGCTTCGGCGTTGTGATCGTGGACATGGATGGTCCTTTCTTTAGCCGAAGGCGAGCGCCGTTGAGATGCCGGATTTGGCGAGCAAGTTAAGGTCGCCGCTGCTGCCGGTGACGCTTGCCGTGGTGCCCGGAGGGCCTTCGACTTTCACTGTGATTTCGCCCTTTGATGGAGCGGGTTTTTCACCGCGCGCCCATGCAGCCAACTGCTGCGCTCGGGTCGTTGCCCCGCCGCTAGATCCAGTGATGGTCGGCTTGTTGGCGAGGTTATCGGCGATCTCCGCCCCAAGGGCGCTACCGCCGCTCGATCCGAGCCAACCACCAAGCGCCGCCCCGATGACGCCACCGATTGCGGTGCCGACGAAGGGCACAATGGAGCCAATCGCGGCACCAGCCGCAGCGCCGCCCCAAGCCCCGCCCATACCGCCCAACAGACTTCCGGCTGAACTGCCCATGCCTCTCGCATCCCCCTGAAGGGCGGAACTGCCGAAGTCGTAGACATCCATTGCCATGCCGATAGGCTTTGCGAGCTTACCGGCCATGCCAAGCACGCCTGCACCAGCGACGCCGCCAAGCAGCGCCTTCATCCGACCGCCGAGTCCACCCTTGGCCGCGTCCTTAACGGCCTCCCCGAGACCACCCTTAGCGCCCTTGCCGAGATCACCGATCCCCGGCAGTCCGCCGAAGCCGCTTCCTGGCATGTTGACGACGTACACCCGCTGGACACCTTGCATACTCGCCGCTTCTGCCAATTTTCCTGATAAGCCGCCCTTACCGAGCGCCCCTGTTTTTTGGAGAAGGCCGACAACTGAGAGTGCGCCGCCCTTAACGAAACTGAAAAGCCACCCGACGGCGATAGCCCCGATCTTGAGCGCGACGAGGCCGGCCAAGATACCCATCACGGCAGAGAGGGTTCCAGGCATCGCGCCATTCATGGCCTCGGCCCAGCCCGCCAGTTTCTCAAAGATCGACGCAGCTAGAGTGGTCGCGGGAACTAACGCCTCCCCGAGCACGACAGAAAGCCGCTCCAATGCAACCATAGCCCGCGTGATTTGCCCGTCGAAACTCGCGTCGCGCTTCGCCTTATCGGCATCGACTGTGCCCCGTGCCGCAGCGTTCGCCCCCTTGATCCGCTGATATTCCGGTAGGTTCTGAAGCATGGCCCGCAGGAAGTTCTTTACCTGCATATCGCCGAAAAGTTCGCCAATCAGCTTTTCGTCACCGCCCTTCGTCAGTACAGCAATTTTCTGAAGGGCGGCTTCGACGGGATTGATTCCGTTCTTGATGGCATCCTTCACCACGGCATCGATATCGACGCCCTTCTTGGCAAAGTTCGTGATCGAATCGGGGGCAAGGATCTTTGAGAGGAAATTTCCGAGGTTCGTTGCCGCTGCCTCGTTCGTGCCCGCACCCTTGCGCGAAATTTGCAGCATCGCGCCGATGGAGTTAATAGCCTCCATCCCTTCAAGCTTAACGCCCTTCGCCATTGCCGCCAGTTCGGGGAAATAGCGCGCCATGTCCTTTAGCTCGAAATTACCCTCTTTGCTGGCATTGGACAGCGAGTCGAAGGCTTTCGCCATTTCGCCAGCGGGTACCTTCAGCGTGTCGAAAGCCGTGAAGGCTGTCTTCGCCACATCCTCCATATCGGCGCGATAGGCCCCGGCCACATTGGCGATGGACGGCATAAGTTGCTTTACGAGGTCGTCTTTCAGGCCAGCAGCAACAAGCGTGTTCTGGCCTTTCATGAGGTCGCCGAGCGACTGGCCGGACTGGCGGCTCCAGGCTTTCGTGCGCTCTTCGACCTGTTTCATTTCGGCAGAACTAAGCCCAGCCGTAATGCCGAGGTCCGTCACGGCCTGCTTGAAGTCGAATACATCCTTCATCGGTTTGGCAAACATCATGCCGAGCCCAACGGCATCGACAGCCTGCCCGCGATAGTCCGCCCGCCGCGCCATGTTCTGCGCCTGCATCTGCGGCACATTCATGTTGGCGAGGTTCTGGCGCATCTGCGAGACGTGACGCGCCACCGTTTCGACCGAGCGCCCAAAGCGGGACATGGAGCTTGCGGCGCGGTCGATATCGCCCGACATGCCCGAAATGGGGCGCTTCATGTCGTCAAGGCGCTGCTTGAGCGCCCGGATCGGCGCCATCGTTTGGTCAATCGCCTTCAAGACGACGGAAATTTCATACTTCGTCGCCATAGGGCACCTGCTATTTGATGGGTGAGTTTATGGGGAGGGGGCGCACCTACGCCCCCCCGCCGTTCACTTTCAGAAAGAAGGCTATCGCCGCGTCATGCCACGCATGAAGCTCCGAGACCGATAAGGCGTCGATCTCGGAAGGCTGCCAGTGGAAAACCCCCGCGAGATCAGCCGCTAATTCGCGCCAGTTCCGAGGATATCCTTCAAAAAAGGCTTCAGCATCTCCTGAGCCTTAAAGAAGTCAGCCCCCGACATTGCGTCGATCAACTCGACCGGCTCACCCGACAGGATGGAAAGAATCATCGCGCCGTTAGCGACGTTCCCTTCGGCCTGATCCAGCCGCCGCAGGTCTTTGACCGTGACTGCCATCCTAAAGGTCAGTTCTTCGACCCGGCGCGACGCCGTGAACTGGATGGGCTTTTCGAGGGTGTAACGAATTTGGTCAGACATAGCGGCGCTCCTTTAAGCGATGATTTCTTCGCAGCGGGTTGATGTGAATTTCAGGCCGACCGAGCCGCCGTCTTTGCCGCTGATCTTCGGGCGATTGTTTTGGCGGGCTTCGGACATGATGAAGCGCTGTCCGGTGTCGTACTCGATCACGACGGTGACGCCGCACATGCCGACGAAGCGTTGCACGCTGTCGCCCGGCTTAATCATGATGTTAAATTCTGCCTCGGCGGCTTTGAACTCGGCAGTGAAGCCGGTTTCGTAATCGCCTTCGACCTCCTTGATTTCGTCACCCGCCAAGGTGAGGGCCACGCCCTTTTCGGTGCGCAGAACCTCCCCATCGACCGTCACCCGGCCCTTGCCGAGAACGCGGTCGCCGCAAACTCCAGCCATTGCAGGCCTCCCTTAGTTTAAATGATGAACTGCAACTGCCCCGCGAAGACGCGGAACTGGTTGACGAGGTTGGTGGGAATGAGGGCGTTCACCCGGTTGCGGTCGCCTACGTCCCGCTCGACGACGATCTCGCGCTTGAAGGTGTCGATGTTCTCGACAAGCCCCAGGCTCTCCCACAGCAGCGCCCGGGCGATGAGTTCATCCTTCAGCAGGTCGGGCGTCACGATGGGCTGCCCGGCCAGAATGCGCGTCCCGTTATCGGCGAGCTTATGGCGCGGGAATTTGCTTTCGATCAGGAAGCGGATGTCTTTCCGCAGGAACGAGAGGGTCGCGGGCGTTTGCACGTCCAACCACGCCGCGTCCTGCTGGCCCCAGGCGTTCTTCTGGTAGGTCGTGATTTCGCGCTGAATCTGAACGCGCCCGTCGCTGCTGACCATGAACGTCGCAATGCCGTCATAGAGCAGGATGTTCTGTTCGTCCTGGCGGAAGCGGTCGCCCGAGGTCGGCGGCAGCAGGCCCTTGAGGATGAGGGTATGGATCGGGCGGGCCGGATCGATGGGAAGGTGGAAGGCTGCAACCGCGCCATAGGCGGCAGCCCATTCGTAAGCCGGGCTTGGGGATTTGTTGAACCCCATGCACGAGACGAACTGATTATTCCGCGCATTGCCCCAGGTCGAGAGTTGCGCCAGGGTGCCGCGCCGGGCGGTGAAGGCGATGGCTTCGCGCATCACGGTTGGACCCGACGCGGTGAGCAGCCAATCGTCCAGCACCGCCATATTCGCGGGATCGGTCCAGGGCACGATTAGGAACTCGTAATGCTCGCCGCCGATGGCCGCGAGAACCGTCGTCAGGTCCGGGTTCCCGGCCCCGACCACTGTTTGCGTGAAGACCATCGCCACGCCGCCGGGCAGCCGCTCGCCGGGATAATAGACCGGGCGCAAGTCGATCTCGTTCCCGCCTTCCCCGGCGTTGCGCGCGGTGAGGGTCAGGATTGAGCCCGTCCGCGTTGCCGTCACCGGCAGATCGGCGTCAAGGTTGATCGCGGTCAGCAGGTTCGTTGCGACCGTGTCGGCCGTCTCAGCCGGTTTCACCCGCGCCTGCACGCGCCGCCCGGCAATATAGAGGGACAGCAGCCCGCTCTCGGTCGGCACGGTGCCGGTCAGATCGACCGTCCACGCCGCTTTGACGCCTGCCCCCAGGTCCGAAACGCCGATGGCGTAGGTCTCGGTATAGGCGTTATTGTCGCGCACGCGGGCGATCATCTGGTGCAGTTGCGAGCCCGCGCCGAAGCCGATGCGCGCTTGGTCGGAACTGGTGATGAGTTGCGGCACGAGAGGCGCGTAAGTGCCGGTCGAGAGCATCTGCCCGATCACCAGCAGCTTCGTGGGGAATTGCGGCAAGCCGCCCCCGGCCTTGCTGGCGTCGAACTCGATATAGGTGAAGGGCGTCCGAATCGTATTCGGGATGTCGTTGAAAACGATCATGCGGGGTTACTCCTGGGCCGCTTTGCGCGGGCGCGCGGGCGGCGGAACAATCACGTCGCCATCGGCCAAGCGCCGCAGCCAATAGGGGGTAGCAGGCACATCCAGGCCTTCCGGCGGCAAGGGCTGGCCGGTATCGGGATCGAGAACGCGCAAATGCGTTCCGGGCAGGCTATCGCCAGCCGGGGCGGGTTTTACGAACATGGGAAGTCACCTTTTTGCGGGGTTGGGCGGAAATGGTCAGGCTTGCGCGCCGGGGACCGTAATCATGTCGGTCGACAGGATCGTGTCCTTCTCCGGCTCGGTGCGCGGAATGGCGTATTCCGGGGCAAACCGGAGGAACGGCACAAGGCTACCGTCACCGTTCGTCGGGTCTTGTTGTGCGCTGGTCACGTCCAAGGCCCGGTCGCTCTCGAATAGGAACAGGTGCCAGAGCCGCCCCCGATCCACGCGAAGATGCCGCGACCCGGCATAGGTAAAAACGCCGTCGCAGTCGGTGGGAGCCCAGGCGAGAAGCGCGTACCAGAGGGCAGCGCGCGCGTTGATGATCGCATGATGGTGCGGCAAGGCCAGTTCTGACGAGAGCGCCTGTTCGGTTGCTGTCTGCCCCCGGGGATCAGCCCGATTATCGAGGCACACGACGACGCCGATTTGCTGCCGGATGTCCTGGGTAACATTATCGTCGCCTCGGTTCTCGGATGCGGTTTCGCCCATCAGCAGCACCGAAGCCCACGGCATCGGCACCGCAACGGCCTTATCAAACGAGGCGTCTAGGCTCGCTACCCCAAATACGCGATCTTCAAAAGGCGTGCCCGCCACGCGAATACGGCGGATGGTTTGGGTAAGCATTACGCGCCCCTCCGAAAAGCACGCACGAAGGCGTCAACGACGGTGTTTTCATCGGCGGCAGGCTTGAGGAACGGGCGATCCATGCCCTCTTCAAGAAAGAGGCCGTAATCGCGCCCGGTTCCGATTTCAGCGGCCATGCCACCTAGGCGAATATCCATCGACATGCTGGACGCCAAAGCCCCGCTATCCGACGCCGGGGCTTCCCCGGGAGCAGAGGCCTGATGCGGCTTCCCACGCGCCCGGATAGGCACGGCACGGCCTTTTATAGTCACAAAATAGTGAGTATAGACCCGCCCCGACTTGGTGCCGCTCTGGATCGATTCGACGGCGCGGCGATGAACGCCGGTTGCAGCTTCCGCGATCCCCCGGCGCACGTCGGCGGCAAAGTCCAGACCGTCGCCATCGATCACGATTGAGGTTTCGATCATCATGGCGGGCCATCCTGTGAATAGTCGGGCGGTTGGGTGCGGCTGTGCTCGATGACGCTCGCCGCGCTGAAATCGGTGAGGCTTTTGGGATCGGGCAAGCGGCGAAGCTCCTCGCAGGCGAGCTCAAGGAACCGGCTACGTTCATGGATTTCGCGCGCGCCCCTGACCCGGTACAGCGTGCGCTTTCGCGGCCAAAACAGCATTCGGTCGAGCCGCTGGACCGCGTCGGTATTGAGATCGTCCAGGCTGCGGGAGGCACGAAGAAACACCGTTACGCCGGGCTTCGGCTCCTCACCAACCTGCATGCCGTTGATGTACTGCTTCGGCAGGTAGGGCACGATGGCAGCCCAGCGCGTGGCAAGGTCAGTACGGGTCTCAATCAGGCCTACCCAAGTATCCGGGCGCTGGTCGAGGTCTTGCAGGATGATCCGCTCCCGCAAATCGCCGATGCCAAGGGTCTGCTCGTGCCGGGATTTCAGCAGGGCCATGACCTATATCCTCAGCAGCCGATAGAGGTTCCACAGCGCGGCGACGCCGAAGGGAATCGGGTTGCTCATTTGCGCGGTGCCGCCGACGGCAACCGCTTCCCGCGTCTCGTACCAATGGGCGACCAGCATCAACATGCCTTGACGCAGGGGCGTGGGGATTGCGCCTGCCGTCTCGCCATAGCCCGCGCGGTAGGTGATGGCGATACCGCCGTAAGGGCGGATCGGTTGCGGCCACGGGGCGTAGGGCACAAGCCGATTGCCGGTCAGGTAATAGCTCGCAGGCGTGCCGGGGGCCGCGCTATCGGGCATCGGCAGCACGGTAAAGCCTTCGACCGGGTCTGGCTCCGGCGGGGGTTCGAGGGGAGGAGGCGGCTCAGGCGGCACCCAATCCGGCGGCAATGGATCGGGAGGGGGCGGCGGTTCGGGCGGCGGAGGAGGTGGCGGGGGCGTTACGGGAATCCGGGCCAGCACGGCAACCTGCGTTACGGCCAGCACTGGCGGGCGCGGCAGTTCGACCGGCCCCACCGGCCAAAAATCCCGCCACAGCCGCAACGTCCGCGTGACGAGCGAGCGCCGGGTATGGAGTTCACAGGCTTGGGTCGCCGCGTCGATGAGGGCCGAAATCAGCGCGTCATCGTCGGGGTGATCCACCCGCAAATGCAGTTTCGTTTCTTCAAGGGTGAGCGGCAGCATCGCCGGGGCAGCGAGGGTTTCAATCCGGTCTTCCACGGGCGCGCACTCCGAAAAGCCCTCACGTAGCGCAAGGCGCGGTAGGGCAATAAAAAAAGTAAGGGCGGCACCGAAGCGCCGCCCTCAAGGCTGGGAGGAAAGGGAGAGAGGTAGGGCTTAGGCTTGGCCTGCGGCGGTGCCGCGCCGCTTCACCGGAGGTTCGACCCTGGTCACGGGCGGCGCAGGCTCGACCTTGGTTTCCAGCGCCGGGGTTTCGGATAGTGTGTCGAGCGCAGGCTCAACTTTCGCCTCGCCCGGCGGCGGTTCGACCTTAGTTTGAATCTCGGGCGTGTAGCGCTCTGCATACCCGCCACGTATCAGGCGCTCGGCATCGGCGGGGGGTACTCCCCCCACCTCGCCAGCATTGAAGGGCGATGCGCCCTTCAAAAATCGGACTATCTGCATGATTATTTCCACTTCACGCCTTCGAGAACCGCCACGGCTTCGAGGTGACGCATATTGAAGTCGTGGCTTGCGAGGGCGCGCACAACCGTCTGATCGACGCTGAAGGTCGGAACGACGTTTGCCCCGTCCATGTAGGCCGCTTCCGTCGAGGTATCGATGATGATCCGCATCGAATCGCCGATGATCGCCTGGGACATATCGACGAGGTAGATTTCCGATTCATCACCACCCGCGCCGAGCGTGCTGGGAATAAGCGTCGTGGTTTTAAACGGGATACCATTCAGCTTACCAGTCTGCATTTCGGTGCGGAAAGCATAGTGGCCACTGGCATCGCGGATCGACCGCAGGAACTTTGCCGTCCGTGGGCTAAAGAACCAGATCGGGCGCGTGAAGGGGACGTTCGCTTGCTCCAGCAGTAGCTGAAGGGTTTCGAGTTCGTCAGTCACCGCGTCGAGCGTTACCGTGCCCGAACTGGCGATCTTCTGCCCGGCAAGGCACCAATTCAGCAGGCCCTTCGGATCGTCTGCGAGTCCAGCGCCCCGGAGAAACGCGATGTCCTCGCGCCAAGCCATCGCCGACAGAACGTCGTTCTGTACCACTGCCGACGCCTGTGGGCTGCTGTAGCGAATAAGGTCGTTCGAGATCGGGACCAGAACTGCAAGCTTTTTCCAAGTCAGCTTGATCTGGCCGAAACCGGGCTGACTGACCGGGATTGGCTGATTCTCGCCGATATAGCTCGCTTGGCTGGCCGTTACCTGGCGCGGCATCGTCAGGTTGCCGTTCGGCATCGGCATGGTGATCGGCTGAGAGGCGCGCACAACGGTGTGCGGCGTCAGCAGTTCGATCATTTGCGATACGTAATCTTCCGGCACGAGCGCCCCGCCCGTGACCTGCGCCCCGGTGGCAAGCGCCTTCGACAGCAGCTTGCCGCGCTCATCGCCCTTCTTCAGCGCGGTTTCCGCCGCGCGGTCGGCATCCCCGCGCGCGCCAGCAATGGCGATAGCGATATCGCCGACGTTGATCGGGGGCGGCGCTTCAGCTTTGCCGATGATGCCGGGGCGGTTGAGAGCGGTCTTCATAAGATCGATCTGATCCGTAAAGGGTTTCAGCGCTTTGGCGATGGCCGCTTCCACATCTTGGGCTGATTTCTGCTGATCGCCCTGCCCTTCCGGCTTGTTCTCCGGCGGCTTCTCGGTATTGGCCTTCTTTTCGATGTCGAGCTTGAAGCCCTCGAAATCGGCCTTGAGGGCGGCAACGGCGGCGGCATTCGCCGTCATGGCCTCGCTCACCTGCGTCGTCAGCCCGCTAATGGCTTTTGCTACGGCGTCGGTGTCGCTGGCGGGGGGCTGTGCGCCGCCCTCGCTCTTGATAACCAGATCGGCGGGGAGGGTGTCGGTCAAATCACGCGGCATGGATTTTTCCTCAGTTGCGGTTGGTCAAGGCGAGGCGCGCGGCGGCGCTCGCTAGGGAGGTTGCGAGGCTCGCGCGGTTGAGTACCGCGACGAGGGTGGACGGGTTGGGGTTGGTGGCTGACTTGACGCCGTCGATCAGCGCGCCGGGCATTGCCCCGAACGTGACGAGGGAGATTTCGCGCAGATCGACTTCGGTGATGCGGCGGACGTTGCGGCTGGCATCACGCACCGACTTAACGATATGGAACCCGACCGAAAGACCGTCGAGCGCGCCCGCCTTCAGCAGGGCATAGGCCTTCGCACCGAAGTCGGTTTCGAGCACGAGACGCCCGGTGACGCGAAGGCCTTTTTCGTCCTCGGTTATGTCGGTCCAAACGCCGATAGGCTCGCGCCGGTCATGCTGCCAGAGCATTTTCGGGGCGCGTTTCGCTTTGCGGGCGGCGGCGAGGGTAGCGCGGAAACAGCCCTTCTCCATAACGTCGTTATCAGTGTCGACGACATTGAAGAGGCTGGCGTAGCCGGAGAAGGTGCCATCGGGCGCGACACCCTCCGGGGCCTCCTTCAGTGAAAGATCGTGCAGCAGGGCGTGCCCGTGCTCAATCGGCGGACTGGTCATGTCCCCTCCAGAAATGCAAAAAGCCGCCCGGAGGCGGCTTCAGATGATGGCGATGTAAGGCTTAGGCGCTATTCGGCGGCGGCGATCTGCGGGCGATCTTGCGGCAGGATGGTAATCTCGTAGCTCGCTTCGATCTGCTCGATGGTGAAGCCGCGCGCCAGCATCCTGGGAAGGCTATCAACGATGCCCCGATAGCGGATCGACGGGTCTTCCCGGTCCATCTGTTCGAGCGACAAATACATGTCCGTGGCGTCTTCAATCATGGCCGTCTTCCATATAGCCGCAGGCGTTTAAGCATCTCTGCGTCCGTGAGGTCGATACTACCCTTCCAACTGGTGCCGAGCAATAATCGTCTGCCATGCTTATGATCTGCAACGCCCCAGATGCTTTGAGGATCATCGTCTAGGATCGTGGCGAGCAAGATCGGGTCATTCAGTCGAAACCCCTTATAGCGCCGCATCAGTTCGGCCCGCAGGCTCTTCCAGCTTTCCGGTGTCGGCGCGAACCCAGCCCGTGCCCAGGTGTAGCCGCCGGTATCGAGACCCGCCGTGATAGCCACGCGCTCAATTCCTGCCGGAAGGTAGAAATCCAGCAGCAGAGCGGCAAGGTGCGTGCGCCCGATATTCTGGCCCTGAAAGGCCGGTTCGACGATCAGCCCAGCGTTGTAAGCGACGCGGCGAGCGAAATCGAAGGTCCGGTCGGCTTCGGCGATCATCGCGCCGGTCGCGTCCGAAAGGGTCATGGTGAGCCGCCCTGAGCCGTTTGGCCTGAGGTCGAACACTACGCGCGGCAGCCCCGGCAACCCTTCCGCCAGCACCCGATAGACTTCCGCCGGGTTACGGTCGATCCAGAGGTTCCAGGCGCGCACTTCGTCGTCATCGCCCCCAAGATCGAAGCGGCCCTTCAGCCGGTCGAAATCCTGCCGGGTCCAGCGTGGGCCGGAACCTGAGCCGCCGCCAGCAGGAGGCGAAGGCGGACGAGAACCGCCGCTGCCGCCCCCGCCGAGTTCGCCCGGCCCTACCCCGGTCGCTTCAAGCCGTCGCCGCCCTTCCGCTTGCGCGGCTTCGGAAATCCTAAAAGTCAGGCAGCAGCGGCAACGCACAGTTTCGCGTGCAGGCCCAACGCCGGGGCGCGGCATCGATGCGCCGCCAACCGTGAAGTTTTTATCCATCGCCACCGTCTGACCAGAGGCAGAGGCATGGGTCGGGCGGGTCCGGCGGTCGCCAACGGCGCACCAGGTCTTTTCGGTCTGGTAGCCAAGGGAATCGACGGCGGTGAAGGTCGCGCCGACGCCCGCATTATGGGTTTCGGTGATGGCAATGGTTTCGGCGCGGGTGCGGTTATAGCCGGGCGCGTCTTCCCGAATCCGCTTGGCGATTTCGCTATTCGGCCTACCTGCCGCCAGCCCTTCGGAAATCCGCCGCCGGATCGCCGTCATGGTTTCGGCAGAGGTTTCGTTGAGATGCGCCAGGGCCTCCCGACCGACGAAGGCTTGCACCGCCTCCTGCCAAGGCCCTTCCAGCCCCGCCCGCTTCAGAACCAAGTCCCGCATCAGGGCTTTCGCCGAATGGGGGAGCGCGGGTGGGGCACCGATCAGAACGTCGCGCGCAAAGGCGTTCGCTGTCGCGGTGAAATGCTCTTGCAGGATCTTCGCAAGGCGCGACCGATGCCCCGCCCCAACTGCCGGAAGCACCCCGCCATTTTCGACGGCACGGGCGGCGGCGTTCCACGTTGCGTTGAGTTCGCTTTGGAGCGCGTCGGCCAGGGCGTTTTCGCGGGGGGCGGCGAGCCCGATATAGCGCGCGAACGCTTCCTCGGGGGTATCGCCCCCGAGCCTAATGTCACCGGCCATGCTGAATATCCTTAGCCTTTACGGGCGAGCGCCTCGGCGTCAGCCTCTGACCAGCCCTCGCGGATCAAGGCTTGCTTGACGACTGCCGCCGCATCGTCTGCACCCTTGGCCGGATCGGCGGGCGGGGTGCGTGAAGTCGAAGACCGGGGCCGCAGCTTATCGCCGCCTTCAATGGGGCCATAACCGACAGCCGCGCGTTTCTCGTCGTCGGTCAGGAAGTCGGCATCTTTCAGCTTGGCGAAAGTGGCGTAGCGCCGTTCCGTAAGGGCCGGGATTGCATCATCATCGATGTCGAACGCCCACCCCTCTTCGCCATAGGCAGGCCAGAGCCACTGATTCACTTCGGCGACGACGAGCCGCAGGATCGGCAGAACCGTATCTTCCCAAAAGCTCAGGCGGGCTTGCTCCATGTTCGCGTAAGTCTGCGCATCGGGAATGCCGATCAATTGAGCCGGCACACCGAAGGCCATAGCGATTTCGATGGCCGCTTGCTGGCGACCGGCGAGCCAATCCATATCCTTCGGCGAAATCGACAGTTCTTTAGCCGTGAGCCCCCCGTCGAGCAGCATCACCGACCCGGCGTTGCGGGAGCCCGCATGAAGCGCCTGCAATTCGCCCTTGAGCCGCGCAAACTGTTCGTCGGTAAGCGTTGCCGGGCTGCCGTCTTTGGGCTCATAGATGAGCGCGAGGCTGGGGCGCGCGCCGTTATTCAGCAGCGACTCGTTCCAGCGACCCGCCGCGAGATGCTGGGCAATCGCGGACATGGCCGGTTGCGTGTCGCCCTGCCCTAGCAGCACATCGCGCGGCGAGAACCGCTTGAGGTGCAGCAGCGCGCACCGCCCGGTCAGCGGGTCGGGGGTGTAGGTGTGATGACCGAGGCGCGTATCGTTGATCCGGTAGGTCGGAAGCGATAGCGCCGCCTCGCTCACCGAAACCCTATCCGGCTGGATCGGGTACAGTTCGCGCGGCGGCGCGTCCGTATCAGGGCCAACACCGAGGAGATAGGCGTTTCCCCCGATGACAAGATGGGAGACCAGGGCCTCGATCAGCGCTTCCCGCGTCCGCATCAGCGGCGACGGGCGCTTGATGAGGTCGATGGCCGGATGCTGGATCACCTCCTTTCGGTCTGTGCCGCTCGTGTCATAGAGCAGCCAGGGCACCGACGCCGCCGACCGGGCAATCAGGGAGATGCACCGATAGGCGACGGCGGATTCGGCGTAGCCCGCTTGCGCCAAAGCGCCATAGCTGGCCGTGCTAAGGTAGGACAGCAGATCGCCGCCGCCCGCAAAGCCAGCCACCAACGCCGGGGACGGGGCGTGCAGCGTCCAGCCTTGCTGCGGTTGATCGGCGACAGGCGCGGCCCCGAAACCGAGGTTCTTGCGGATGAACGAGACGAACGACATCAGAGCATCCTGATACGGGGTTGCGGGGCGGTGATGATCGGGGCGAAGGCGAGCATCAGGGCATCGGCCCGGTCGGGCGAAGGCAGCCCGCGCTTTTTCATCTCGTCCTTGCTCTCGATCACCACCCGCCCCCGGCTATCGATCCGATACCGGATCGCGCCGAGCTGGGTTAGGAGCGTGTCATCATCGGGCAGGCTGATCGTGCCTTCCCGAAAACGCTCCCGAAGGTTCCAAAACAGTTCGGCGCGCAGGTTCACATGCTGATCCGGCTCCCGCGCCCCGGCGCCGACGTTGATCGGGCACACGGGCAAGCGTTGCTCCTTCAGCCGGTCGGTCACGCCGCCGCCAAGGCCCGCATCATCGACATTGGCGATGCTCGCCCCGGTTTCGCGGAGCAGCCGGACAATCTGCCCCGTCGTTTCCATCAGGTCGCGCCCGCGCGCCGTGTGAGCGATACGGGCTACGTCCCCGCGCCGTTCGATGATGACGGTCTCGTCGGTGCCGTAGCGGGCAATATCGCAGCCGAGGGCAACGGGATCGCCCGGCGTGACGTTTTCCCGGTTCACCGCCGCCCGCAGCCAGCCCATCGGAATGAGCGTGTTCTCGGAAGCTTCGGGAAACTCGCCTTTGATCTTGGCGGTATAGAGGGGCGATTCCTCGCCCCAGTTCACCGCCATTTCCTGAACCCATTTTGCCCCGACCAGCAGCGCGCGCAGCCCCTCGGGGATCGCCTCCCCGGTTAGGTTCGGCGTATCGAAAGCGCTGATCGGGATAACCTTAAAGCCACTGCCGGGCGCGCATTTGCGGGCAAACTCGCTGGTGGGATCGTCCGGGTTGCCGATGGCAAAAAGGCGGCTTTCGTCGTTCGTCACCAGCGTTTCGGCGGCATCCCATAGGGTTTTGGGAATGCCGCAGGCTTCATCGAGAATGACCAGCACCCGCCGGGCGTGAATGCCCTGGAACGCGGTCATATCCATATCTTGCGGCTTGCGCCCGAAGGCGACGAGTTCGCCGTCGATATGCCATTCGGTCTGATTCGTATGGCCGGGCAGCCCGCCCCGTTTGTGCGCCCGGTTGATTTCGCGCCAAAGGATCGCGCGGACCTGCCCGAAAGTTGGGGCCGAGGTAACAACGAAGGCATCGCCCGGCGGGCTTGTCGCCAACCACCAGGCCGCGACCCGCGCCGCAAGAAAGCTCTTCCCCGCCCCGTGACACGACGGCACCGCGACGCGGCGATGATCGCGCACGGCTTCGGCAATCACGCGCTGCCGCGACCAAAGATGCTCCCGAAGCACGAACTGAACGAAGCCGACCGGATCATCGGCATAGGGGTAGCTCTGCTTCCGCGCGGCTTCCGCCGCCTCCCGCCGCGCCAGTTCGGCCCGAATGTGCCGCGCCAGCGCTTCCCGTTCAGCCGGGCTCAGCGGCCCCGCTACCGCCCCGACCTTCGAGCACGGCGAGGAGGGCGCGGAGCGTGTCACTGTCGGCGTTCTCCAGATCGAGCGGAATGGGGGCTCCCCCCGGCCCGCTATGCTCAAGCTGCTGCGGCTTCTCGCGCCACCCTGCCCGCGTCTTCAGCCAGAAGATTTGCGCCGTATTGTTCCCGGCAATGGCCGACTTGAAGAGCGATTGCGCCACCAGCGCATTGGCCTTTTCGAGCCCCTGCGAAAGTTCGGCGCGGAAGTATTTCGTGAGCGTCGGCACCGTGATCGGCTTACCCGCCGCCCCCGTGATGAAGGTGCAAATCACCTCCTGCTGCACCCCGCAGGCAACCAGCGCTTCGACAAGGCGGCGCTGTTCATCGGTCGGGGTGAAGACGGGACGGCCTCGAGTCATTGCGATTTTCGCCATGCAATTTACTCGCTTCCGTAATCATAGCCAGCGTGTCGAGCGCTTCCGATCTATCGGAATAAATCTTTCCAGGATTAATATAAAAGCCATTCCCATTCAGGCCAGACTCACCCCTTATCACAGTAACCCAATCCTGCATAAAATAATCAAAATAAATTACCTCTATTTCTATGAACATATTTTTACTATTTTCATGACCCAATAAAATATTACCAAATTTACTATTTAGAAATTTTTCATCTTTTATCACTGTATTCAATTTAAAAGACTCATTTCCATGGATATAGACATCAACAATCAATCCACTTACCAAATCTTCATTTATCTTTTTTCTTATAGATCCAGAATCAAGATATACATTAATATTTTTTATAATAGCAGCGCTTTTACCATAATTTCTTATCTTTAACCCTATTACAAAAAATGTTGGGTCGTAACCCATTACAACTAAATATGGCCTTTCAGCAATTTTGTTAATCAGAATAGATGCCTGAGCCGCGTTTGCGGAAATTTCTGCCTGTGCAGTTGCTGCCTGCATCTCCGCACGAGTAGCCTCCAATTCCTCCCGCTGAATGCGGATACTGACTAACAGCAAGTAAATTGTGATGAACGTAAGAATCGGGTTGACTACACCGCCGAAGAAATCGCCGATCGTACCAAAGCCGCCGAACTGACCGTCTCCCGTTACCCCCTCAATATTGAAGGCGAGGCGCACCACCCCGGGAAACCAGGCTGCGCCTAAGTAGACAAGTGCGAACAGCGCGACGATTGAACCGATGATCCATTTACCGTTCGGATACTTCGTCTTCTGTTTTTCCGCCATAACGTCCCTGCCCCCTTGAGAAAACCTCCCATAGGTTGCAGGGACGCCACGGCGATAGCAACCGCTTTTAACCTCCCTTAACCCCGACCCAGCCGCCGAACTCGCCATAACGGAACCATTCGGCCCAAGCGACGCCCTGCCCGTCCGTCCGCAAGTCAGGCGGGATGGGGCGTTGCAGTCCGGCAAGAGACAGGTCTTTCGCCAGAATATCTATCGCCGCCTCCCCCGCGTCGGCCTTCGCCGCCCAGGTGAGCCGCCTCAGAACCGTTCCGATATAGCCCGGCGGCGCATCCTCCTTATCGACCAGCAGCAAGGCCCCGCCCGGCTTGAGGCTGGCGAGCAGCTTCGCCACCAGCGCCGCCCGGTCGGCGGGCGGGATGAACATGAGCACGAGCGCGCACACAATCAGGTCGGCCGGGCGAAACGGATAGGTGCGCGCGTCCGCCTGAAGCACCCGCCCCGGCCCCCGGTACTGGCGGATCATTTCCGGGCTGGTGTCGAGCGCGATCAGCTTTGCCTGCCGCGCCGTCAGGGTTGGGGCGAGAGCGCGCCCGACGTTGCCGGTGCTGGCCCCAATGTCATAGACGAGGCCGCGCTCGGGGATGAAGTGCCGGGCGACGAGCGTAAGCGCCCCCGTCATGAGATCGTACCAGGGCAGTTGCGCCCGCACATGGGTATCAAACCCCGCCGCCACCTCCGCGCTGTCGAAACTCCAATCCGCCGGGATCTTCATGCCGCCCCCCGGTGGGTGAGGGGAAGCCCAAGCCGGGCACTGAAGGCCGCAAGCGCATCCTCTACCAGCCCCAGGCGCGAGCCGTCCGGGTAGGGTAGATCGAACTCAAACCGAAGCGCTTCGGCCAGCCGGGCCGGGTCTGGCGGCAGGGCATTGGCACAGGCGGCATAAACATTGTTCCCGTCGCTAGAAACCGAGACCGTCCCGAAGAAAGGCCGGAACAGGGCGTAAAACTCCTCCGGCGTGTGGAACTTCTGAACCTTGGGCTTGTCCTGAAAATCCCCCAGGGTGATTCCCGGCTCATACTGAAGCCGGAAGACGTTGGACCGTACCGCCTGCTCAAACAGGTAGTGCGCGCCGTTGACCGACTGCCAGCCCTGCTGCTCAACACTGCTGGCGCAGGCATAGAGGCGGGTCCGGGGTCCGCATAGGGCGGACGTTAGGCAGGCGATATGCTCCCGATCCTCCCGAAACGGAACACTGTTGAGCACCGACGAAATGAAGACGCTCGACCAGTCTACCCCGGCGGCGACATCGGCCAGGAAGGCGCGGGCGAGGGTTAGGCTTTCCGCCTTATCGATCTGCTGGCTTTGGCCCAGGCGGTAAGGCTCGAAGGCCGACACCCGCACGCCGACGCTTTCCAGCAATCGGGCTTCCTGCAAGTGCCCTGCCCCGAAGTCGATAATGCTGCCCCCATGCAGCCGCTTCCATTGGGCGGTGAGCGCCGGTTTGGCGATGTCATAGCGCCCTGCCGTTACCTTCGGCGCAACGAAATAGGTGAACCCGAGCCCGAGCCCGTCGCGCACCCGCCGCGCCCGGCGGAACGAGTTATGCCGAAGCAGGTCGCGGTAACGGTTATGGATGTCGAAATCCATGCTGAGCCGGTTCAGCATCGCATCCGACAGCGCGGCTTCAGCGTCCGTCACCCACACCACGGGAATGAGGCCCTGCCCCGCTTCCCCTGCGATCATCAAGCGCCCGATACCGTTGGTGACGCGACCGTTCCGGGTGGCGATCACCGGCATGATGATGCCCTTCCCCTTGAGGGTGCGGGCCATACCTGCCGCATACTCGATCCAGCGCCCGGCGTTCGCGTCGATCAAGTCCCGGATCGGCACCAGGTCAGGGGTAAGGCAGCGGAAGGCTTCGGCACTGTCCGGGGCTTTATCCGGCACCGCCTCGGCCAGGGCAGGCAGATCGAGGCTTGCCAGCGCCGCCGCCATCGTCTCTGGCGTATCGCTCGGGTGCAGATCGTTCGTGCCCCGGTTAAAGAGGACGTTGACCGCCTTACGTTCGGCCAACTCCATCGGGCGCGTGCGGGCGACCGGCAGGCGGGTATAGCCCAAGCGTTGGGCGACGTGATGCCGCTGGTGGCCTGAGACGATTTCGCCCGCGGGGTCCGCATAGATCGGCAGCAGGAACCCCAGTTTCCGCAGCGACAGTTCAATCAGATCAAGCCGCGCCGGATCGGCGACGCGGGGGTTATAGGTGCTGGGGTTGATAGCCCCGAGCGGAAGAAGATCGATCTGCATTAGGCCGCCTCCCCGCTTTCGTCGGGGACCCTCAGGCGGCGTTTGATTTCCGCCAGAATGAGCGGCTTTTCCAAGCCCACATCCCGCCGCAGTTGATCCTGCCACGCCAGATAGGCGGCGCGGGAAATCGGGGCGCGGTACATGCCGATGACGATCATCGTCCCGGCTTCGGGAATCTCCCCGATGTCGCTCAAGGGTGAATGCACACCGTCGAGCAAGGGCGTCGGCGCGAGCATCGAGGTTAGGTCGGCAATCTCCAGGGCCGAGAAGCCCGTGAGGTCGAGATTGAAACCCTCCTGCTGCAAATCCGCCAGCTCAAGCGCCAGCAACTCACTATCCCACCCGGCCATTTCGGCGAGGCGGTTATCGGTCAGCACATAGGCGCGGCGTTGCGCTGGGGTGAGGTGCCCGAGGTCAATCGTCGGCACCAGCGCCGGATCGGGCCAATGGGGAATCAGCCGCCCCGTCTCGACAATCAAGCGCACCGCCGCGACGCGGCCATGCCCGGCGAGGATGCCCGACTGCCCATCGAGCAGCACCGGAGCCGTCCAGCCATATTCGCACAGGCTGGCCGCAATCGCCGCCACCTGCGCCTTTGTGTGGGTCCGCGCGTTGCGGGCATAGGGGATCAACCCGTCAAGGTGGCGATTGACCACCTGCACGGTCACATTCTGTTCGTCTTTCATTGATGCACAGCCGATGCTAGAAGCTCCCCGCCGCAGCGCGCGGTGCGGGGACGGTCGAACGGAGTCGACCTTTTTGGCCGTGCAGGGGACTAGCCTGCGGTTCCTGGCGTTGCCGCGCCAGTGCCCCCCGCTTAAAACGCGGAGGGGTAAAACGCAAAAACCCCTGACGAATCAGGGGCTTGGGTGTTTTCTAGGGTCAAAAAGAAAACCCTCGGCAGGCGTTGGGCGCTTTTCTGCCAAGGGTACAAAAATATATGCCTTTTTTTGGAAAGTATGGAAAGGGGGAAAAGCATAATAGTCAACGCTCTTGCCTGCAAAGTGCCATAGAGCGGGAGAGGCTTTAACCAATAGCAATCTTTTTAATTGCATTATGCGAGAAAAATCATCACAAAATTGATACAAAGCGTACACCAACAACTATTATCTGGGGCTGATGATGCAGGATGAAAAATCAAAAAGCGAACAACTTGCTTTTTTTTCACAGCAAGTTACCGTTCCCAAACTAAATCCCAAAAAAATACCTGGACTTGCCAGAAGAAAGCCAGAATTCACCAGCTCCCCCCATGTTCCACACAGAATTCAGATCAATAGCATTAAATTTCAAGAAAAGCCATTCAGAAAGCTTACAACTCTTGAGCTTAATATTGCAAATCACATTACTCTAATCTCCGGCCATAATGGAATAGGGAAATCAACTATAATTGGTTTAATTGCAGCTTCTTCTGGATTAACGGAATCGAGCAGCAATAACAATACATATGCAAATAAAACATTCCAAGCCGATCTCTCAGAAATAATATATGTCGGAACAGACGAAATTACAGAAGACGTTAATAAATCTTATCCGATTGTTACATACTCTGTAAATGGAAATCAGATACTTCGAAAAAACTGCAGCCTCACGACACGTAATGAGGGTGCCGGAACTCAGTCAAGGCGTGCTAGAATAGTTCCTAGAAATGCTCGACCATCTACAAAATTCGTAAGCAACGAACCTGAAATAACGATTGGTGAGGCGGCAAAAGTACCGCTACCCACAATTTATCTAGGAATGGCTCGGGTCCTCCCTATCGGAGAGGCCGCAGAGAGCTCTGTTGAAAGTAATAAGATTGAGGACATGGAATTAGAGGACCGTAATTTTGTGACAGACTTTGTAAATGGAGTGATCTTAGGCTCGCCTGCCAAAAGCGAGACAGTTACATCAAACCTCATTAGAGGAACCAATAAATTCTCCAGCCATCCCGAGTATACTTATAATGCGCAATGCGTATCATTGGGCCAGGATAGCTTAGGTAGCATCGCTGCCGCACTAGCCTCATTTCAACGCCTGAAGCGCAATATGAAAGAGAAATACCCGGGCGGGCTTTTAATAATAGATGAGCTGGATTGCGGCTTTCATCCGCATGCTATCGGGCGTCTGGTCAGCCGTCTCGAAGAACAATGCGAGAGATTACAGTTACAGGTAATCGCGACAACACATTCAACAAAACTGATTAAATGCATACATAAAGATAAAAATAAGAAAAAGCAAAATAACGGAGTGATTTATCTCCGTGACAGCACATCTCCGCACTTACTTGGCTCTGGAGACCTAAATGATATTCTGGACGATATGGATCTCGTCCCCCCCGCCCCCAAACCAAAGCGAAGGAAGCCAAAATTAACAATCTACCTTGAAGATAAAGAAGCCCTATTCATCTTCAATAAGACAATATCTAAGGCAAAAAAAATCTCAATTTCTAGAGATCACTCAATCACTCTTAACCCTGTCGACTTGGGGGTGGGGTGCTCAAGTCTGGCCGAATTCCCGAATAAGGATCCGCAATTCAAGAGAAATATCATTTGCCTAGATGGAGATTACGGACTGACGAAGGGGCAAGCCACCAAAAAAAACTTAGTGACCCTTCCTGCAGATGGTAAAAAGTCCCCGGAAAATACTATATACGATTTCATAAAAGATTTAGTGAACAACCCGGGCGGTCATAAAAATTCCTGGGAAATTCTCCACTCAAATAAAGTGACTACCGATATACTGCGCGAATACCTATTAAATTTTCCTGGGGGGATAAACAATCGACAGGAGGCGAAAAAATGGTGGAGAGATAGGGTGCAGCATATTCACAACTGGGGGCTTTTTGAGCTGTGGCTCGGCGAGAACCCTCAGGCCGCAACGAAATTTGAGAATGACTTAACAAATGCCATAAAGGTCGTCTCGAAGCACATCCGGACGCTGGCCAGAAACGAAGAGTTGGAGTAAGCTAGAAAAATGTTCTCCAATCGGCTCTTCACCCCCCTGCGCTATCCGGGCGGAAAAGCTCGCTTTGCGCCCTACGTGGCTGACGTGATGCGGAATAACAAGCTCGACGGCGGTCACTACTTGGAACCCTATGCCGGAGGTGCGGGTGTAGCCCTGGACCTGCTGTATTCAGGGATCGCTTCTGAAGTCCACATAAACGACGCGGACCCTGCGATCCGAGATTTTTGGTTGGCCGCCACCAAACACACAAGCCAACTGATCCGAATGGTCGAAACAGAGCCTGTTACGATTGAGGCTTGGCGTCATTGGCGCGCAATCATGAACCACCAAATCGAGGCTGACGAGCTGAAACGTGGCTTCGCGACACTATTCCTCAATCGGACTAATCGTTCTGGCATTTTGAATGGTGGAGTTATCGGAGGAAAAGAGCAGGCCGGAGAGTATAAGATAGATGCGAGATTCATTAGAAAAAACCTTGTCCAGCGCTTGGAAAAAATCGGACAACACGCGGAGAGGATTCACGTCTACGGCGAGGATGCGTTAGGCTTGTTAAACCGCTGTGCAGATTTTTTGCCCAAACACTCGCTCATTTATTTAGACCCCCCTTATTACGTAAAAGGTCAAAGACTTTACCGAAATTTTTATGGTCATAACGATCACCTTGAGATCGCCAATCTTCTGCAAGCGAATAAATTTCCGAGAAAATGGATAGTCTCATACGATGATGCACCCGAAATTAGGAAAATGTATCATAAGTCTGAGTTCAGAAGTTACCTTTTACACTATACTGCTCGCAGACAATACAAAGGGTCGGAGGTAATGATCTTTAGTCAGGAGATTAAGGATATACCAAACAGTGATCTACTGGCGGCATGATTAGAAATCAGAGAGGGGTGTGCCGCTCAGCTAGCAAGACACATCCCTCTTTCCGCCAAGCCCTGAGGGTCTGGCGCGTAACCCCAAGCTCTTGCGCCAGCGCATCATACCGCACGCCCAACGCCAGCCCCACGAGCACCTTACGCCTATCCAAATCCTCAATGAGAAGCGGCCACTGGATCGCCTCTTCCATCCGCGTGATCCGTGCCGCGCTAAACACCTGGCGCTTCTTCGTCGGCCATGCCTCGCCCGGCCCGAGCAGGGGTTCTGGCATCGAGGAGCCATAGCCCGCAGGCCAGCAGCGTTCGGGGATATGCTTGAGGGTCTGGAAGGCTTCCTTGAGCCGCGCCCAAACGTACTCGGGGGTGATTTCTTCCGGCGGCACGTCGAGATCGCGCGGGTCGGAACGCTGCCCGAGGGCGACGAGCCCGAAGGCTTGAGCGCGGTTAGCCGTCATTGCGCGAGGCTCCTTTTCGCGGGCCGTAGAGTTGCGCGCCGATAGCCTCGGCAGCGAGGGCATTGACGCCGTGGAGCCGGTCCAGCGGCACGACGAGGAAGCCCCGCTCGTGCCACACGGCAGCGGCCATAGCGCGAAGCTCGGTTTCGGTGGTCGGCGTCCGACCGGCGGCGCGGCCCAGGGGCGACGGCAGGGCTTTAGGCATGGGCGCTGTCTCCGGTCGCTGCTGCGCGCGGGGGCGTCGCATGTGTTTCGAAGCCAGGAACGAAGGGGCGTTTGAAAAACCCGTCGAGTATTTCACTCACCCGGTCTTTGTTCGCCGCCCGCTCCTCGTCGGTGACGCGGGGTTGGGCTGCCAGCAGCGCGCGGCGCTGCCCGTCTTCGAGATGCGAGCGAGCGAGGCGACGGAGTTTCAGCAGGGTCTCGTTCGCCTCGGACAGGGCGAGTGCAAGCTCGGCCCGGCTCGGCAGAAACTTCGCCGTGCGGGTAAGCTCATCGATGGCCTGGGCGCAGACCGTGGCAGGGTATTCCCACAGCAGGGTTTCGAGATTGGCGCGGTAGGCCTTCTGGTCGGAAATCCGCCGCTCCGGCCAAGCGCCGAGGAGCTTGAGCATGCAGGCGGCGACCACGGCGGCATGCTCCCGGTTCGGGTTCGCTTCGTCCCCCTTCACCGGAGGCCGAACGGGCTCCAGCGCCGCCAAGATGGCATGGCATTTTTCGGGGGATACGATGGCGGTTGCGGGCAAGTCGCGGACGTAGCTCACGCCCTCCGGCAGCATCCGCGCCACGGCTTTGCGGGCGATTTCCAGCCCCTTTGCCGTCGGCTCTAGTGCGGGCGAGGACGGCAGGGATAGGGCGGTTTGCTGTGCCTGCTGGGGCACGGTCGGCGGGCGGTGCGTCATGGTACTTTCTCCCAGGTGTCAGCATCGATGATCTGCCCCGCAGCGGGGGCGTTCGGGTGGGGTTCAAGTGGCGGCTCGCCGTCGCGGAATCGGGGATCGCCCCCAAAGTCGCGGCGGATTTCAGCGGCGAGATCGGAGGTAGTTTGGCCGCGATTGTGCGAGCCGTTCAGGGTGACACCTGTCACCCCCGAACGCTCAACGACGGCCCTCACCCGATTGCGCCAAGTCGCGCGCCAATCGAGCTTCACGCCCTTCGATCCCGCCACACCGAGCCAGAAATCTCGGAACTCATCGGCGACGCGGTCGATGCGGTTCCAGGCCAACCCAAGCGCAAGCGCATCCTCCCGCCACTCAGGCGGCAAGGTCCAATCAGCAGGCAGGCGAGCGCCTCGCAGTGCTGGCTTCGGCTTGGGCGGTGTTTCTGGCTTCGCTGGCTCTGCCGCTTTGGGCTCGCCAACCGGCGCTCCCCCCTCCGGCTCAAGCCCCGGAAGTTGCGGGGGGATAATGGGGGGAGTATCCGAACGGAGTGAGGATACTTTCCTCTCTGTTCTATTCCGTTCCGTTCCTAGCATTGCATCTGCAATGCCATCGCATTTTTGCTTTTCAATGTTTTCAATGGGTTGATCGAAAGAAGGCGCGTCTAGATTCCAACGGTTCTCCGCGCTACGCCGTCCGCGCTGGGACTTTTGCAGCGCTTCCTGCACCGCCTCGACCAACATCGGGTGATAGAGCCGCCCGTCCGAGCACAGAACCCACCCCCGCAAAGCCCCCTTCCGGCGCTTTTTCCAGCCGCGTAAATCGCGCCCCATCCCGGCGAGGTAGGCGAGCTTTGCGTCGTCATCCGGCAGGCTCCCGGCAGGCAGTTGGTGCCACGCCGCCATCATCAGGATCATGCAGAACCAGTTGTCGGCAGGGTCGCCTTCAATCGCCATGTCGCTATTGCGCAGGTCGGCCGCATTAATGCTGACGCACGGGAAATGCCGCAGATCAGCGTCCGCAGGGATCGGGGGTTGGGGGAGTTGGGCTGTCATGCCGCCCCGTCCAGATAGGCCGCGATAAACTCAGCCGCGAGTTCCGGCACGATGGCATTGCCGTAGCCTTGCAACATCCCTGTGCGCCACGGCGGCAGACCTAAGCCGTCTTTGCCTTTGCGGTACGGGCTGGCTTCGCCGGGGCGCACAGATCCCATATCGGCGGATAGCCCATCAACCAGCGGGAATGAGCCGGGTTCAACTGGCCGGTACTTGCCGTCTGTGCAGTAAATCCAGTCGGGGTTTCGCCAGAAACCGCGTAGAGAACCTGCCGGGCCAAGGGCTGCCCCTTCGATCCGTATAATTGTTCCGCCGTAAGCTGGCTCCTGTCGCTGCGGAAGTCCCGCGCCGCTGGGGTTGCCCAGGTCGATAAGGCTAAGGTCGCGGCGGTCTGAAGATTCAGACCGCCTTCCCGCCCTTGGTTGCCCTTGCCGGTACAGTTGCGCGCCGTCGCTGTAGGCCAGGTCGCCAGCAACGCCACGCCCGGCAGCTTGAGATAAATCGGCCTTGATCCGTCCGGTCTGATCGGCCCGTAGCTGTGCGTGCTCTTCCCATCGTTGCTGATCGCGGTCGGCCACGAACCAAAGGCGGGGTCGGTTGTGCGGCGCGCCGACGCTCGCAGCAGGGGCAGGCACCGTCCCGATGGCGTAACCAGCGGCTTCCAGGTCATCTGAAACAAGATCGATCCAGCCGTGTTTAACCGCGCTTTCAACCTGCTCGCCAAAAATAGCGTTAGGGCCGCACTCGCCGATGAGCCGGAACCAGTCCGGCCAAAGGTGCCGCTCGTCGGCGGTGCCTTTGCCTTCGCCCGCGCTGCTGAACGGTTGGCAAGGACAGGAGCCGGTCCAGACGGGCCGATCATCGGGCCAGCCTGAGAGGCGCAGCGCGTGGCTCCATCCCCCGATTCCAGCGAAGAAATGGCACTGGGTAAATCCCACAAGGTCATCTGGTTGAACATCAAGGATGCTCCGGGTATCGACAACGCCCGGCGCAATCGCCCCGGCGTCGATCAGGTTCCGCAGCCAATCGGCGGCGTAGGGGTTGTTCTCATTGTAGTAGGCCGTCATGCCCACGCCCTCCCTGTGCAACCAGGGGTGAGGCTGATAGGCTTTAGGCTCTCGTGATAACGGAGGCGCGGATGGACCGGAGTTTTTGGCTTGGAAGTGTTATTGGCTGCCTGTTTTGCTACATTGCAGTCTCGCCCTTCATAATTTTCAATTTGTCGATACTCGTACCGAAGAATAGTAGTGACGTGGCTGCATGGATTCAGGCTGTTGGTTCCATTTTGGCTATCGTCGGAGCAGCTATATTTCCTAAAATTCACGATATTCAGAAACAAGAGAGCAGACATAGGCAGGTTTTGAAAAACATCAAGATCGAGATGCAAAGCATAAAAAAAACGCTGAAACCTTTCATTGAGAAACCGGAAATGTATATTGGCATTTCTGTTGCAAAGCCACTTTTTTATAGAGAAGCAAATCTTCAAGAAATGATGGAAATTGATTTTGATATTTTTTCTGACTACAAAGAAATTATATTCATAATCGAAGCGTATAATAACGCAATTCAACGGAAAACCGTGCTGATTGCAGCGCGCGACCCGGCTGCAGAAAGTGGTCCAAACCCCCATGAAATTGGGAAATACCTCGACACTACTTGCACGCGGATAATTGGTCGGATTGAGCGTATTTAGTCGCATCACACCGCCCCCCCGTCCGCATAGGCGAGCAGCAGCAGCGCATCGGCGGCGTTATCGTCCTGGGGGGAGTGGCCTTTGCGGGCAGCCCAGGCCAGAACGTCACCTTTCGTCGAGTTACCCTTGCCGAGAACAGCCTTGCAGATCGTCCCACGGTGCTGCTCGAAGCAGGGCGTGCTGCGACGGTACGCAAGTTCTTCTGCGAAGGCCGGGAGCGCCATGAGGAGGCGCATCGTCGCAATCGAGCGGTTCGTCGTCGGCAGTGGCGCTTCGAACCAAATCTCGTCCGGCGTGTGGACGGCGAGCGTGTCGCTGAGCCAATCCCGAAAGGCGGCAAAGGCGCGGCCAAGGTCATCGCCGATGGTGCCGTGCAGGATTCGATGCGAGCCATAGAGCGGGCCGTTCCGACCGGGCTGCGAAACAGCCCAGCCGGTGACGGTTGCAATATCGAGCGTCAGGATGACCTTGCCCGGCATCAGTGCGCCGCCTGCCCTGCTTCGACCGGGGCGGCTTTCGGTGGGCGACCGCGTTTCGGGGCGGCGGGCAGCTTGATCGCTTCGGCGGCGATGGGTGCGGCTTCGGCCTCTTCGACGGGTTCAGAGTCGGCTTCCGCAAGGGCCGTATCGTCTTCGCCCGCCGGACCTGACATATGCGCAAGGTCGCGCTGCCCGTCGTTCCAGCCAGTCTGCCACGCCGACCGCAGCTTTACGTCGTCGGTGTAGGGGTTTTCGTGATTGCCCCCTGCACGGCCCTCTCGATACCCCATGTCGTAGGCGCCTTGCATGTCGGTCGGCAGCGGCGCGGCAGCTTGGCTTTCGGCGAATTTCTGATCGTCAACGCGGGTGGCGACAGTGACGCCATCGTCAAACAGACCAAGCTGCGCGCCGAGGGGCAGGCCCATGAACTTGCACAGCGTGTTCAGGGCGCGGGTTTCGCGGTCGATGTCTTCCACGTCGCGCTCGCGCAAGGCGAGGTATTGATCGATGGCAAGCTTATCGTGACCCAGCTTTTCGCCGAGGCTGTAGAGCACCTTTTTCTTGTTGTTCCAGATGGCCTTCAGCCCTTTGGCCTTCTGGTCTTGCTCGGTGAAATCGCGCTTCGCGGCAGTCAGTTCGCCGAACATTTCCTTGAAGCGTTTCTCGGTATGGGGCGCATCGAATACCTCGGGGGCAGCGTCTTCGCCGCCGCGTCTACCTCTGCGGGCCATGATGATTTCCTTCAGTTTTGGGGGTGGGGGTGGCTTCGGGGAATCGGTCGGTTTGATTTCCCCAAACGGTCCAGCCTGCGCGGGGTGCGCGGGCAAAGAGTTCGAGATACGGGCCGCTCACCAGCCGCTCTATCCCGACATGAGCATCAACGGGTTTGCGCGAATGCGGGCCGCGTGGAGCGACAATCAATCGGCGCACATTTCGGCCTGTGGGGAGGCGCTTTGGACGGCCCCTCGTGCCCAGCAAGCAAAGCTCGGCGTTGGAGCGGGTCCAATACCCAAGGCCCATAAAGAAATCGGTATTGTTGAAGGCGAATGGGGGTGCGTTCTTGTTCAGCTTCGCCCACACGAACCCGACGGTTCGATAGGTGAAGCCCCAGGCCTCCATGACGGCCAAGCCCTGGGGAACGTGCGTGTCTGTAACCCATAGAAAGAGGGTGCAGTCCGGGGCAGCGCAGGCATTAACCGGCATTTCCCGAATCGCGGAGAGCGACATGGTGTCGTAGTGCTGGCTAGGCGAACGCCCCGCCCCCTTTGCCGACCGAACCTGAAATGGCCAAGGCGGGTCGGCATAGATCGCGCTAAATGGCCCCTCAGGCAGCGGCCCTGCGCCAGCATTGGACCCGGCTTCAATGGTATCGGGCGCAATCATGGGAGCGCCCCGCGCACCAGCATCAGGCCCGCGTCCCAGTACCGACCGGCGAGCGCGCCGAGGACGAAAGAGAGAACATAGGCTCGCACCCAAGCGGCGGCGCTCATGCGGCTTGCGCCTTTTTGCGCAGCGCTTCGGCACGGCGGCGGACTTCCTTAGCTTCGACGACCTGCGACGCGCCACCCGGCCACGTCAGCCGATAGTGCGGCAGGCCGTCCGAGCAGCGCGCTTCAAGCGCCTCAGCGGCAATGCCGTGATGGTTCAGATCCCGGAGGGCTTGCCTCGTAAACGCTTCGAGCAGGACCGCCTGCGGATCGAAATCGCTCCGTTCATCCGCCGCTTCGGTCTTCGCCATTTCGACCGGTTCCCCGGAATCATCGCCCTCCTCGCCCGCCAGCCAAAAATGACCATCGGCGCTTTGTTGCAGCAGGCGCGCGGCCCGCAGGTCATTAATCAGCCGCGAGGTGTAGAACTTTTCCGGCAAGCCAGAGGTGACGCCGAAAACGGTGCGCTGAATGACGGAAGCTGTCGCGCCGAAGGTACAGGCAGCGGCAACCCGGTAATGATCGAGGGTTAGAGCGAGCGTCATTGACGGTCTCCCGTGTTGGCGGCAGCAGGGCATTTCGCGTGAACGTCGCGCCGCAGATGGGTGAGGATGGTTTGCAGCCGGTCGGCTTGGGTCAGCAGCACTTTGGCTTCGGCCAGCGTGATCGCCGCGCCGCCGTCCCCTGCCGGGCATTTTGCGCCCGCGACTTCATCGGCGAGGTCGCCGAACGCTGAAACGGCAGCCGTCAGCCGGTCACGCAGATCGGCGGGCGTGTGGGGCGGCTCATCCCCTAGCTGGGTGAGGGTCATGTACCGCTGCTCGGTGTAGAGCGGCAGAAACAGCGGGGCCTGCCCTACGGCGATCAGCGCCGCGTCGAGCTTGGCGCTCTCGATCAGGCCCAGCTTTATGCGCGTCTTGTGGTTGGCGATGGCATAGAGCGCGTCGGGCGTAATGCCGATGGCATCAAGCACAGCGAGCGGCAAAAGCCGAATGGCGTTATGGATAGCGGCACCGGGAGAGCCCGGCAGATGCAGGCGCGTCAAATTCCCGCCCTCCGATTGGTGATGCGGTTAACCTTTTGCGCAGGCACGATGCGGCCATGACGATGATGCTGAGGCTCCCGCCAGTACGCCTGCCGCCCGATCACCTCGCGCCGATGGCGGAGGCGAAGGCGCTGCGCTTGCAGGCGGCACGGATGGAAGATGCTGCGGGAGGGTCGCGCCTCGCGGCGGCAGCCCGGCTGCGCATCAAAGCGAGCGAGATCGAGCAAGCCGTGTTCAGGGCGATGGCAGCGGCGCGTCATGCGGCGGCGTCCGACGAGGCGGCGCGCTCGTGATGGGGCTCGGGCAGCGGAGGAACGGCGGTCAGTCCCAAAAAATCACCGGGGCCGACCTTGCCGCCCGTTGCCTCGTAGATCCGCTTCATGCTCTCAGGCCTGGGGTGCCGCTGGTCCGAGAGCCATCGGCTGACCTCAGACTTTGAAAAGCCGGTGGTCCGAGCAAACTCTGCCGGAGTGATCTTATGGGCGTCGAGGAAGGTTGCGAGTTTCATGATCGTCATGTTGCCATTAAGACAACATTTTTGTCAACTCATGTTGCCACTATAGCTCACGACGACGGCGCGCGTTCATGCGACGCTCTCACCATGAATAGGATCAAGGAATTACGCGAGGCAGCAGGCCTGTCGCAAGAAGCGCTCGGATTTCAGATCGGGAGCGACAAGGCTACAATTAGTCGCCTTGAAAACGGCTCGCGCAAGCTGACGCAGGAACGAATGGTTGCGATAGCGCAAGCGCTTGGCTGCTCTCCGGGGGATCTAATTGCGACCCGCGGGCTGGAATTACCGGTGAAGCATGCCCGCCAAGCACACACCGCCCCGCCACCTGTAATTGCGCCGACTGGAATTGCAGAAATCGACGTTCGTGCTGGGATGGGCTTTGGCGGCGAAGCGTTGGCCGAATACCGGCCCGATGGCAATGGCGGTGCTGCGCTAGGCGACGCTGTGCTTGGCGAATGGCGGATGCCGAATGATTATCTTCGGGTTGAATTGAGAGCAGCACCCAATGACCTTAGGATTATAGAGGTCGAAGGCGACTCGATGATGCCTACGCTCCAGACGGGCGATAGAGTGATGGTAAATCTAAGGGCTCGCATCCCCTCGCCGCCGGGCATTTTTGCGATTTGGGATGGGTTGGGAGTTGTCTGCAAGCGGGTCGAGCATATCCAAGGCTCGGACCCGCCGCGCCTTCGAATCATCTCTGACAACGACAGACACGAAGCCTATGAGCGTACGATTGAAGAGGCGCATATTATTGGTCGAGTGGTGTGGTTCGCGCGGCGTCTGTAACGCTCTCTCGGTAAACAGGGACCATCCCTTTGATCCACGCCTCGCATAATTCCCGCCGTGCGTACCTAAAAGGGTGAATCTCGCCGCGCTCATTGACTGGATACCAGCCGTACCCCGGCAACCCAGCCGCGCGAGCCTCTTCCTCCGCGATTAACTCCGCTCGCCAAATCACTTGCGTCGCTCTTTACGCCAGTCCCAAGGCGCGGTGTGCGACCCTTGCCATATGCCGCGCTTCGCGGCGCGGGCCTCACTTTCCTGGCTGACGTAATCCCGGCTGTACTGCGTGTAAGCACGCGCCCAACCGAGACGCACCATTTCGCTATTGAGGTTGGTCTTGCCCACCCAGCAAACCCCAACAATTCGGCGGTAGCGGTCAACGTCCCGGTGCTCGCAAGAGACTTCAGATTTTCCGACTAAGCGCATCAGCGCTTCGGTCGAAGATCGCCCGCATAGGTATTCACCATCGGCACGAACGCACGGCTGATTTCCCTCCGGCGCATCAATGCCATGCAGGCGAATGGTTTTTCCGGCGACCTTCAGGGTATCACCATCCGTAATCGTCGGCGCGCCCATTACTGTCTGAGCGGTAGCAGCACTCGCAAGCAACACCCCCATAACGATTGCGGTTATTTTCATGATATGCATCCATAGGTCGCAAACGGCGGCGGCATTATACGATGAGGATGCAAATATGAAACGACTGATTATCGCAGCGGCTCTAGCCCTAATGCCTATGTCCGCGCTGGCGCTATCTGACGACCAGGTGCGCGAACGCATGATTAAAGAATCGATCAACGCTTATCCGGGGAAATGCCCCTGCCCCTACAACACCATGTCGAATGGCAGGGCATGCGGAGGACGCAGCGCTTATAGCAAGCCGAGCGGCGCAAGCCCTCTTTGTTATTCTCAAGACATCTCAGATGCAGCGGCGGCAGCCTACCGGAAGCAACGCGGTATAAAATAAATACCCTGGCTCGCCGTTCGCTCCCGGCGAGCCGCTTTCAACGATACTGACCACAGAAACGCGGTGCCCATTTAAAACTGTCTGCGTCCGCGCAATATTTTTGAAGCGTATCAATTCCATGTCGATCATATTTAACATCAAATGCAAACTCCAAGAAATTGAATGAGAACATATTGCCCCAATTAATTTGCTTTAAATCGGCCATCATGTAACTAATAGACAAAATTTCTTGAGATCCTATGCTATTTTTATATTTATCCACCATATCAGCGACAATAGAAAACTTGATATAAGGTATTTGTGGGTAATGATCCGCAACCCACTTAGCCGACTTCATCATATCATCGGCAGAGATTGAAAAATCTCTTTTTCCGCTATCCCAATTTTTTGATTTCAATGTAACTAGTAAATATTTTCTCCCGTCCGCATCCGTCAACCCTTTGTAATCCGCTATGTTGCCGGATACCTGACCCAGTTCAGTCGGCTCACCGCATGAAATCAAGGGCAGGGCAATCAGGGCAGCAGCCCAATTTATCGGACGCACCAGACTTCTCCTCGGCGATCAAATATCTAAAAGCGGCTTTTAATTCACCGCCGACACAACCGGAAAGATACCGCTAAGGAGGCTTCCGGTCCAAGGTTTTGATCCAACCAAAAAACTCCGGTCTCTTTAGGGTACCCCACAGGCAGCGTCAGGCTGGGGGTTTTGTTATGTTGCCATTTAAGCAACTTTTCTGTTGACGCAACGATGCCGTAATGGCAACAATGCCCCTATCACAACCGCTGGGGGCTACGATGTCCTGGAAAACCCGCAAACTGACCCGCGCCGAACTGAGCATCGCCTTTCGCAACGCTTGGACCGATGCGCGCGCCTATCCGAAACCCGGCGAGAGCCTGAAGGCTGCTTTCGGTCGCAAATTGAAGTTTTGGATGAAGGTAATCTTGGACGATGTGCGGACCCGCACCAGCATTGCGGCCTTTTCCGCAAGCCGCGTCTTAACCGAAATTGACGGCGAAATCATGCAGATCGAAGCGGCTGACCGGCTGACGCAAGCCGACCGCGCCCGCCTTGCCGAACTGCGCAGCCTGCCGCGCGCCGCCTAATTTCCACGCGGCCCCGCGCCGCCTTCGGGCTTCGCCCCGTACCCCTCCCTCTCCTGAGGAACCCCAACATGACCTGGAATTATCAGCCGGAGGCTCCCTTGAGCCTCGGAACGATGAATTGCATCGACACGCGCCGGATTATCGCCGGGCAGCACGGCCTAAGCCTCGGCGAAATGCGCGCGCTTCATGCGACGCTAGTGACGTGGCTTGAGCCGCTTAAATGGGTGCGCGATGCCGCCACCCGGCAGGCTGCCCACGAAGGCCCCTGCGCTGCACTCAGCCTCGCTGACAATATCGAAGGGGCTATTCACGACACCGGGATCGAGGATGCCGTCAACACCCTGGCCGACCAAATCCGCGAAGCCGAAGGCGGGGTATCCGGCCCGGTCCACCTGTCCGCGTTTTTCCCGACCGCTGCCGAAATGCGGGGGCGCGCTGCATGACCGCCGCCCGCTGCCCTTACGTCGCCTCGCTCACCGAGGAAGCCCCTTTCAGCGACCCTATCGGCGCTTGGGCCTATCTGCTGTGGGGCGCGCTCTCGGTCCTGAATGATCCGCAATCAAGCCAACAGGATTTCCACGACGCGCTGAAAACGGTCGATGAGATCGGCCAGCACTGCCCGGTGCCCGCCATTTCGCGCCGGGCGCGGGCGATCATCGCCTCGATCTTCTGGCGGCTCCATCCGCCGCCGCCCCTGCCGCCCTGTCTTCCCCCGCCCGGCCCGGAGGCCGCTTAGCCATGCCCTATGATAATTCGCCCGATATTGTCGTCGTTCGCGCGTCGTCGCTTTCTGGTTACTCAGATTGCCCCCGCCGCGCCGCCGCCCGCATGTTCCGCCGGGAGATCATTGCCGCCGGGTTTGACTTGCGCGAAACCCCGCCCGGTATCGGTGCAGCTATCGGAACCGCCGTTCATAAAGCGGCTGCCGTCATGCTGGCCGAAAAGGCCGAAAGCGGCACGCTCCCGCCGTCTGACGTGACCGACGACGCGGCGATTGAAACCCTGCGCGAGCAAACCGCCCCCGGCATTCTGTTCGACCGGGAAAGCCCCGAAATCAACGCCGCCGAATTGCAGGTGCGGCGCATGGCCCGCGCCTACCGCGATGGCGTCGCCCCGGATATTCAGCCCCTCCTGGTCGAGGAGCGCCTGGAAGCGCAGGTCACGCCGGAGCTTGCCCTCTCCGGACAAGCCGACGTTATCGCCCGTGAACCGGGCCGCGTCCGGGATCTGAAAACCGGCAAACGCTTGGGCAATCATGCCCCGCAGATCGGCGCTTACTCCCTGCTGGCCCGTACCCCGACCGAGGCGAACCCGGAGGGCGTCGATGTGCAGGAAGCGGCAATTGATTGGGTGCCGCGCGTCTCCAGCAAAAAGCCGCAGCCCACGCCCGAGCAGCACCGCCACGATGTCGCCCGCTGCGAAACCGCCGCCCTGGCCGTCCTGCGCCACATCGAGAGCGATCTGAAGGTTTTCCGCGAAGGCGATTTTACGCGCGGCGTTCTGCCCGGCGACCCGTGGGCCTTTGTTGCCAACCCGTCATCGATGCTGTGCGGAGAGAAATACTGCCCGGCCCACGGCACGAGCTTTTGCCACGAGCACGCCAAGAAAGAAGAGGAATAATCCATGACCCGCCCGCAAATCGCCGCGCCGCAGGGTGCTAAAGGCGACGCGCCCAAGCAGCCCCCGCGCATTCAGGACATGCTGCAATCGCCCGATATGGTGAAGCGAATGCAAGCCGTGCTGCCGCGTCACCTGTCCCCGGAACGGATGCTCCGCGTAATGGCGCAGGCCGTTTTCAAAACCCCCAAGCTGGCCGAATGTCATCCAATGACGCTCTTGGGCGCGATGATGGCGTGCGCCTCGCTTGGGCTGGAGCCTAACACGCCGCTCGGTCACGCCTACCTGATCCCCTTCGAGAAGCGGAAGAAGGTCGGCAACGATTGGGTCACGGAGCGCGTCGATGTGAACCTCATCATTGGCTACAAGGGTCTGATTGACCTCGCCCGACGCTCTGGCGATCTCGAATCTATCCATGCCGATGTTGTGTACGAGGGGGACGAATTTTCGTTTGAGTATGGGACCAACACCCATCTACGCCATGTCCCGACAGGCGACCGCGAAGGCCGTATCCCGAAGTGGGCCTATGCCCACGCGAAGCTGAAGGGTGGCGGGCAAGGGTTCGAGGTGCTGCCCTACATCGAAGTACTGAAAATTCGCAACGCCAGCCAAGGGTATCAGCAAGCCTCTCGCCAGCGTGATGGCGGCAAATCGAGTCCCTGGATTGCGTTTGAGCACGAAATGGCGGTCAAAACCATGATCCGCCGGCTGAGCAAGTTCCTCCCCGCGTCTATCGAATTTGCGAACGCTGCCGAACTGGACCGGATGAGCGACGGGGGTAGCGCAAACCTAGCCGTGTTCTCGGATTTGCGGGATAGCACCGGGTTCGATGCAAGCCTTGCCCTGACCCAAACCGCCGAGGCCGAAATCACGCCGACGGTGGATGCGGGCGAAGGCGAGCCCCAAGCCGAGCCGGTACAGCAGGCAGCCCCGGCACCGCAACAGCAGCCCGCAAAGCGCGCCGCACAACAGCAAGCGCCCGCTCAAGCCGCCGCACCGCCCCCCCCATCCGACGAACCGCCACCCCCGTCCTCTGACGATTTTTTTGGGGAGTAACCGACCATGCGCCTCATGATCCGAAACTTCGGCTCGCTGGAGCGGGCCGATGTGACCCTCTCCGATAAAATCACGCTGATTGCCGGACGCAACGGGGCTGGGAAATCCACCACGGCCCGCGCGCTCGCCATGCTCCTCGCCGGTGTGACTATCCCAGAAGGGCTGCTCAAGAAAAACTCGGCCGACATTGTGCGGGACGGCCAAGCCGCAGGCTCCATCGCGCTGATGATCGGCGAAGGCCAGTCTATCAGCATCGCCTATCCATCGGCGCAGCGGGCGACCACCGGCAGCGATTTGCCCTATGCCTCGCACATCGCCGCCGGGCTCACGTCATGGGAAAGCCTGAAATCCGACGAGCGCGCCCGCCTGCTGGCCGACCTGTTGAAGACAGCGCCGACTGAAGCGGACCTTGCCGCTGTCCTGGCCGATAGCGGATTGAGCGCGGAGGAAGCCGCCGCCGTCTGGAAGGAGATCGGCTCTATCGGCTGGGCGAATGCCGAAAAATCTTACAAGGAGGCGGCAAGCCGCGCGAAAGGCGCTTGGCAACGCATCACCGGCGAGAACTGGGGATCGAATAAAGCCGCGATGTGGCGTCCGCCTAACTGGACGCCCGACCTGATGGATGCGACGAAGAGCGGTCTCGAAGCTGCCGTAAAGCGCGCCGAAACCGAGCGCGACAAGGCCGTCGCGGGCGCTGCGGTCGATAGTGCCAAGCTCGAAGAATTGCGGGCGAAAGCCGCTACTCTTGACGGGATTACGTCCGAAGCGGAAGCCGCCCGAAAAGCCCGCGACAGCGCGGAGAGTGCTCTTCAAAAAGCGATCCAAGCACGATCCGAAATGCCCTTGGTCGAGGGGCACGGTGCGCAGGCTGTGCCCTGCCCGTGCTGTGGCGAAAACCTGCTCGCACGGCGGGACCATCGCACCCAGGAACTCAGGCTGGCTAAGGCCGTCGAACTGTCGTTTTCAGAGAAGAAGGCTCTGGAACTGGATTTGGCGGGCGCAGATGGCAAAGTCGAAAACTGCCGGGGAGCGCTCGGCGAAGCCGAAAAGAAACTCGCCGCAATCAGTGCCGCATTCGAGGCCGCCGCGAGCGCCGCAGACGAGCTCGCACAAGTCTCTGGCCGCACCGGATCGATGGACGCGATCACGACCGCTACCGATGCCCTGAAGGCCGCGCAAGCCCGCTTTAAAGCCTGGAACGACGCAAACGCCGCCAAGGAGGAATATCAAAAGTGGGCGCGTGCCGACGCCATCGCGACGGCTCTCAGCGATACCGGCGTGCGGAAAACCAAGCTTGAGCGCGTGCTGTCGATGTTCGCCGCTAGCTGGCTAGCCCCGCTCTGCGACGGCGCGAAATGGGCGCGCGTCGAGATCGGGCCCGACCTGACCCCGACCTATGGCGGCAGGGCTTGGGCGCTGCTGTCGGAAAGCGAGCGCTACCGGGTCGAGGTGATCCTGCGCATCGCCATCGCCAAGTTGGACGGCTCCTCGCTCGTCATCATCGACCGCGCCGACGTGCTTGACCAAGGCAACCGCAACGGCCTGCTTGGGATGATCTCCCGACTTGAGGATCTACCCGCCGTCGTCTGCATGACCGCGCGCCGCGAAGCCGTGCCGGATCTGTCCGCCCGCAATCTCGGGCTCTCGTACTGGATCGAGGACGGCACCGCCGCGCCGATCACTGCACAAGCGCAAGCCGCCTAACCCAAACAAAATCCCCTCTCAGGAGTTCCATTATGGATTCGATCAACGCCGCCTCCCTATCACGCCCAAACATTAAGCGCCGTCGCGGCAGCCGGGGCAGCCCGGACGGCAAACCCAACCCGATCGATATTCACGTCGGTAGCCGCGTTCGTCTGCGCCGCACGCTTCTCGGCATGAGCCAGGAAAAGCTAGGCGAGGCCATCGGCCTGACGTTCCAGCAGGTGCAGAAGTACGAGCGCGGGGCGAACCGCATCGGCGCAAGCCGCCTGTTTGAGCTGTCGCGGGTGCTGGACGTGCCAGTCTCGTTCTTCTTCGACGATATGAACATTGAGACCAGCGGCGGACCGGTGCCCGGCCTGTCGGCTGCTGCACCTGACTTCGATACCGCTGCTCTGACGCGCCGCGAAATCCTTGAACTCGCTAAGGCCTTCGACCGGATCAAAGACGAGAAGGTTCGGAAAAGCGTTCTCGAACTCACAAAGGCCCTCGGGCGGGAGGCGTCATAATGCACAAGCCCTACCTTGAGCGTAAGGCGGCAGAGTTCCGCCCCGCGCATTGGCTTGGCGCATCGGCTAAGTCAAAACCGGGCAAACGGCAGAAGGCAATCTTGCGCCATACCCGCTCTCGATTAGCAATGCAGGATGCCCGCAGCCAGGGCATGCGCTGCGGGAACTGCCGCTCATACCGAGCCGAAAACGGCAGAGCGTGGTGCGAGCGCCATAGCGATGCCGGGGGCTATGTCGTGGCGAAGGCCGATGGAATATGCGCCCAACATCGGGAGGCCGTGTGATGCCTGACCTCATCTCGATCATCCTCAGCATCGTTGAGTTCGTTGCCGACCTCGCAAAATCGCTCAAGGAGCGAACCCATGAAAGATAACATCGAAAAGGCGATCCAGCGGGCGGAGATGCTGGATTTCCCGCCGCCCTATGTTTTCGCGCTCCAAATGAGCGCGCCGATGGTGCTGGCGCTGCTGCGGGAAGTGCTGCGAGAGCCTGGCGGCAAGCGTGAAACCCGCCGCTTTGAAACGCCAATTCTCCGGGCTGCCGAGCGCGCGCAAGCGGAGGGGCGGGAGTTGCAGGCATGGGTTCGTGAGGGATGGCAAGCGTGGAAGGACTTTGACGACAAGCCCCCGAGAGACATTCCCCGGAAGGCGGTTGTTCTGTACATGGCAGACCGCCCGAACTCCCTTTGGGATAGCGCCAGACGCGCGCCCTTCCATATGCCTCGTTGGGCAAGCCGCATTACGCTTTTGGACGTGACGATCCGGCGCGAAAAGCTCGGTGATATTTCCGCAGAGAGCGCCCTAGCGGAAGGCGTTTGCTGGTCTGATCGCTGGCAAGGCTTGGTGGTTCCGGGCGTAGAGCACACGAATAAGGATTTCCCCGTTCTCTCGAGACCGACCGCGCGGGAAATGTACGCCGCTCTATGGGACCACCTTCACGGCCCCGGCGCATGGGAAACCGATAAAGACCGCGAGGTCATGGTGATCGGCTTCCGGCCCGTGCTCGCCAACATCGACGGAATTGGAGCCGAGCATGGGCGCTGAAACCAAGATCGAATGGGCGCGGCATACGTTTAATCCCTGGTGGGGCTGCTCGAAAATATCGCTCGGTTGCGCCAACTGCTACGCGGAAGCGCTCGACAAGCGCACGGGCGGCGGGCATTGGGGGCCGAAGTCGGATCGTCGGCGCACGGGCCCCGACAATTGGAAACTGCCCCTCCGCTGGAACCGCAGGGCGGCTGCCGAGGGCAAGCGCTACCGGGTCTTTTGCGCCAGCATGGCGGACGTGTTTGACGATCACTCGTCGATCTTGCCGGAGTGGCGTGAGGATCTATGGGCACTGATCGAGGAGACACCGTACCTTGATTGGCTACTGCTGACCAAACGCCCCGCCAACATCAGGACGATGATCCCCGAACGCTGGCGGGACCGGCTACCAGATCACGTCGCCGTGGGCGCGACCGTCATCAATCAGGCCGAGGCGGACGCCAACATTTTGAAGTTGCTCATGGTCCCGGCGCGGGTAAGGTTTCTGTCGATGGAGCCGCTGCTTGGGCCGGTCGATCTGACCAGGATCGTTCTGGGCACGGGAGATGCTGATTTGCCCGCCAGCCCCGAAATCCAAAAGATCACGTTCACAATGAACGCCCTGACGGGCGCGCCCAAGACAGGTATTCCGGGGCTGGATTGGGTGATCGTCGGAGGCGAAAGCGGTCCCGGCGCCCGCCCGATGCACCCGGATTGGGCGCGCCAGATCCGCGACCAATGCGCCGCTGCTGGTGTGGCGTTCTTCTTCAAGCAATGGGGGGAATGGGCACCGCTGAACGGCGCGGTCAATTGGTGGGAAATTGACGATAATCTGGAGGTCAGCCGCTTTGATCATCTCCAATGGTACGAAGACGAGCGCTCTTGGAGCATATCGTTCCGGCCTTTGTGGTGTGATTTTTCGGACGGCAATATTGACCGAGAACAGACGGTCGCGCGCATCGGCAAACGCCTCGCCGGGCGGCGGCTCGACGGCGTGACCCATGATGCCACTCCGTTCATCGCAGAATCTACTACCGCCGCCCGCAAGGATTTCGGCAATGCCTAAGCTCATGTCGAAAATCCGCCCCGGTTTTCGATGTGGCGGGAGGGGAGACGGATGAGCGACTATCTGACCCTGATTGAAATAGCCCGGCATTTCGGGGTCTCGGTGCCGACGATCCGGGGTGCAATCACACGCCACGCCGTCGGATTTCGTGTCGGCAAGAATTGGCGCTTCAGCCGGGACGATCTAACCACCCTTGAAATCAAACTCCGGGAGGAACGCAAGCCGTGCCCCTCAAAGTCTGCCCCCCGCACAAAAACTCGAAAAACTACCGTATCCGGGGCACAGTCCGGGGCGTCCGCGTTGACACAAGCGCGGGCACAGATAATCGCGCTGCGGCAGAGGAGCTAAGGGCGCGACTTGAAGCCCAACTGCTGGATCAAACGATCCACGGGGCACCACAGGAAAGGCCGCGAGCCCCGGCGGAAATACCCTTCGCCGAGGCTTTCTTGGTTTACGTTGGAGCCCCCGACAGGTCGATTGAGGAAAAACTGCGGGCAGCGCCGCTGCTGGATTATTTTCAGGAAATGCCGCTCGGCAAAATAGATGCCGCCGCAATCGCCGCCTATTCGCTCAAGCGCTGGCCAAATGGGGCGGCCAGTTCGACGGTCAATCGCCTCGTCTATACCCCCCTGATCGCAGCCATGAAGGGCGTGGGCTATACCCTAAATGTGCAGCGCCCCAAGGCACGGCAGGGGCGAACCGAGTTCCTGACGACGACACAACTTAATGCGCTCCTTGACGCTGCCTCGCCCCATCTCAAAGACATTATCCTCTTTATGATTTGTACCGGCTGCCGCCTGGGCGAAGCTCTAAGGCTGCAATGGTCCGACGTTGATTTGCGATCCGCCCGCGCGACGATCTATCAAGGTAAGACCCGCCGGAGCCGAGGCGTCCCACTGATACCCGAAGCCGTCGCCATGCTGGGGAATCTGCCGCACCGAGACGGGGCGGTTTTCCGAACCGACAAGGGCGATGCCTACAGCATCTCGACGCGATGGGGCGGGCCGATCAAAAAGGCCTGGCACAATGCCTGCGTTAAAGCCGGGCTCTATGTGGATGTCCGCAAGATTAATCCTGCGACCAAGGCCGTGACGACGATCAAAAAGCACATCTTCACGCCTCACCATATCCGCCACACCTTTGGGAGTTGGCTTACCCAACGCGGGGTAAACCAGAAAACGCTATCCGAACTTATGGGGCACACGACGCTTCAGATGACGGCCCGCTACTCCCATCTGCACCCAGAGCATTTGCGCGCCGCCGCCGGCCTAATTGGGGAAAATTTGGGAAGTGGCTTTGGGGAGCCTCCTAACCCTTTGATCCGCAAGAGGGGCTAA